CCGCATCACGACGGATTACTTTACTGACACCGAGATCCCAACGCAGGTGCAATATGCGCAGGTCGTGCTGGCAACGTACCTGCACAACAACCCTGATGGACTTGGGCTGAGCGGACTGGAAGATTACAAGAATGTCAAGATTGGCAGCCTTGACGTGACACCCAACCTTGGCTATGGCGCCGTTGGTGCGGACAAGGTGCCGCCGATTATGGAGCGTTACCTGACTGGCCTTAGAATTAGCGGACCGGGTAACGTTTCAATCCGCCGGAGCTGACCATGAACGACTACAGCATTGGCTTTGAGTACATCACCGACACGGCTGCACACACCGGCAGGTTTTATAGGCTCTACGCCGTTGCCGATGCTGTGATCAGCACGGCTACGGTGCAGAACGCAACTGGCAACGCTTTTACGTCGGTCCCGCTTGGCAAGGGCGATTTCATCGACGGCGTGTTTACCAGCGTCACGCTGGCCAGCGGCAAAGTCGTCGCTTATAGGATCTGATGGCACTTGCCAGCCCGCTACGGAAGGTTGCCAGCAAGCTGATGGCACGCTTTGGCGGTGTTGCAACTATCCGTCGCGTCGCAACTGGCAGCTACGACCCCGCAACTGGCACCATTGCCGAGACCAATACAGACACGACCGTTCGGGGCGTGCTGGAAGATGTCACCGTGCGCGAAGTGAATGAGTTGGTGCAGGCTGGTGATAAGCGGCTGATCATTGCAGCGGCGGATCTAAGCACAGCGCCGACCACGGTTGACAAAGTGCTGATCAATAGCGTGGTGCATCAGATCATCCGCGTCCAGACGATTGAGCAGGACAACACCGCGATCACCTACGAGCTAATCCTAAGAGCATGAGCAACCTGCCCATCCGCGATATTGGCAAATACATGGGCGGCCAGCTTGAGCAGTTGCTGCGCGTGACGGTGCTGGAAACCGATCGCAAGCTCAAAGAGCGCAGCCCGGTAGACACTGGCCGGTTTCGATTCAGTTGGCAAATTGGCGAGAACACCACAGGCATATACGATGCTGGGCCGCAGCAGGCGTCTGACCCAAACAGCAAGACGCGCACATCACCACCAGCAAACCCGGCGCCCCCGTTGGCTCGGGGCGTGAACTACACGCCAACGTTTGAAAAGCTGGGCAATGTCTACAGCGTGCACAACAACCTGCCCTATGCCGAGTCATTGGCCCAAGGTCACAGCTCGCAAGCACCAGCAGGCTGGGTGGACCTTACCGCTCGCGAGATGCAGCGCTTTGTTGATACCAACTGGGAGCGCATCAGGAGGCAAGGCTGATGGCTGCTGCGAACCTCAACACCATCCGCGCCACCATCGAGGCACGGCTTGCCACTGAGCTGGCGTTAGTGCCAGCAATCCCTGTGGTGTTCCACAACCAGCCTTATGTGCCAACACCAAACAGCTCATGGGTGCAGTGCCTCGTCAGCTTTGGCGCTAATGAGTACTTAACCCTTGGTGGCACAACCGGCAGCAGCAACAGCGTGATCGGTGTGGTAGCAATCAATATCTTCACACCAAAAGGCGTCGGACCTGGCGCTAACTTGACGATTGGAAAACGCATCCGGGACCTTTACAATAGGGTCATAGTCAGCGGCGTTCATTTTGACCCGCCGATCGGACCCGAGGTAGTGGCTGCGCCAGCACCGGAGGGTTTCTTCCAAACACAGGTCAGATTGACCTTTGAAACCTTCGAGGATCTCTAGCCATGGCTTTTTACCGAGGGCAGCAAGGCAGCGTCAAGTTCGACGATGCTGGCTCGACCGCTGCAGCAATCACCAGTACACGGTCATGGTCGCTGACCGTTGAAAAGGAATCGCTTGACACCACTGCACTGGGCGCCACCTACCGCGCCAATGTCGGCGGGCTGATCAGTGGCAGCGGCACTGTTGAAGTGCTGTATACCGCCAGCAGCAGCGACGAAACCAACGTGTTCATTGAGCACGTCAACACCGCAAGCGATGAGGGGCTTGCGTTGTTTGAACTGTTCCTGGACACCACCGGCACCAAGAAGATCAGCTTTGATGGCGTGATCACCTCTGCTGAATACTCGGCTACCGTGGGTGAAATCGAAGTCATTACCATGAACTTCGTCACCAACGGCGCCATCACCCTGGACATCTGATCATGGCTTTTTATCGTGGGCAACAAGGCACGGTCTTTTTTGACAAGGCTGGCAGCGGCGGCCTGTCCGAGATCGCTGCGGTGCGGTCTTGGAGCATGACCGTTGAGAAGGAGTCACTGGACGTGACCTCCCAGGGCGCCACTTACCGTGCCAACGTGGGTGGCCTGATCAGCGGATCGGGCACCATCGAGGTGATGTACGACGCCCCAGGCGCTGGCGACAAGCTGGACCTTATCAAGGACGTCAACCAAGCCACCGACGAGGCCGATGCAGCCGTTGAGCTGTACTTGGATGAAACCGGCGGCAAGAAAATCACTGGCACCATCGTGGTGACAAGCTCTGAATATTCCGCTACTGTTGGCGAGCTTGAGATCGTTACGATTAACTTCGTCTCCAGCGGAACTCTCACCCTCAGCATCTAATGCCCGCCACGCAACGCCCGGTTGATCTGCTAGCCGGTGCATTTGACCTGAACCAGCGCCGTAAGTTCAGCATCAAGAACGATGCTGGCGATACAGTGCTGGACCTTTACTTTAAGCCGATCACCCGCGCCGACCGCAAGCGTGCCACCACGATGGCAGGGTCCGATGAGGCGCTGGAAATCAGCACCTACATGCTGTGCCAGATTGCTGAGCTAGAAGACGGCAGCAAGGCATTTGCAGCGGCTGATGCGGCCAAACTGCAACGTGAGCTGCCCGAGCGCGTGCTGAACGAACTGGAGCTGTTCTTGTTTGGCCTTGGCGATGATGCTGGCCTTGAGGAAGCAAAAAAAGGCTAGGCCAGGACAGTTGGCTCTTTTTTGAGTTCTTCCTGGCTACTGAGCTTGGCATGACGGTCAGCCGGTTGCGGACTGAGCTGACCGATGCTGAGTTCGTCCATTTTGCGGCGTTTTACGAAATCAAAGGCGAACGCGAGAAAGAAGCGATGGACAAGGCTCGTCGCCGGTAAACTGGTGCCATGGCAGTCTCGAACGTTGAGTTAAGGGTTGATGCGCGGCAGGCGGTCAACGCGCTGCGGGATGCCATGCGGGCATCTGCTCAAGCCGAGACTGCGACTCAAAAATTAAAGTCTGCTTTTGCAACTGCCGGACAGGTTCAATCTGTTTTTAGCGCAAAAGTAGCCAATACAGAAGCAGCAATTCGACAGCAGATCGCTGCATTGCGAGAAGTTCAGAGCAAGGTTCAGATTGGTGGCGCACTATATCAAAAAGCTGGCAAGCAGATTGCAGAATATGAAGCTAGGTTGCAAAGCGCAAACCGCGCAACCAACGAAGCCGCTAGTGCCCTGGCAGGCCTAGCCATTGGTGCAGCGGCATTCAACGCACAACGCATTGCAACATCATTTCTTGATGCAGCCAATGCTGCCAGTGCAGCGCAAAGCCGTATCAAGCTGGTTAGCCAAGGCTTTGACGATTACCGCCTAGTCTTGCAGTCTGCTCAGAATGCAGCCGATACGTTTGGACTTTCGCAGACTCAAGCAGCTAATGCAGTTGCAGATATTTATACAAGATTGAGACCTGTTGGTTTTCAACTGAATGAAATCAACGCAATTTATGAAGGTTTTAACACTGCCGTCAAACTAAGCGGAGTTAGTGCCGATGCAGCTTCTGCTGCATTCTTGCAACTGTCGCAAGGCTTAGGCAGTGGCACGCTACAAGGCGATGAACTTAGATCTGTTCTTGAACAGATGCCAACGATTGCGCAGGCAATCGCAAAAGAGCTTGACATAAATGTTGGCAGCATCAAAAAGTTTGGCTCTGAAGGCAAGATTACGGCTGATGTTATTGTCAGAGCGCTCGACCGCGTGCGAACGGAAGGAGCGCAAAAATTAGCAGAGTCGCTGGACACTCCGCAGCAGAGAATTGTTGATTTGCAAAATGCTTTCGAAGATTTTAAGATTGAAGTGGCTAGCAGTGTGGCTCCTATTGTTACAGGAAGCATCAAGCAGATAACAGCAGCACTTAAAGAGGCGACACGATTTGTTGGTGACCTGAAATCTGGTTTTGAAGTTTTGGCTGGCGCTATGGGTGGCGTAAGCCTTGGCGTGTCGAACATCGACAGCGGACTTGGAGGGTTAATTGGAAGATTCAATGAAATGGGACGCAATAAAGGATTGGCTATGTTGCTTGATGTGATGACCCTTGGTGGCGCTTCAATCCTTGGCGGCGTCGCCAATATCGGCGCGCGCAAAAGAGGCGCCAAGGGGTACGACGCACCGGCTGGGCCAGAAGAGCCAATTCGTCTCTCGATGCAAGGACGTGATTTTGGCGGCAGAGATACAAAAAAGGGCAAAGGCACTGCCAATAAAGCCGCCCGTGAAGCAGAGCGCGCGGCTGAGGCTGCCGCCAAGGAGCAGGCCCGCGTCGGTCAGGTCATCCGGGATCGGCTAGCCGAGGGGCAGATATTGCAGCTCAGGTCTACGTTGCAAGACAAGATTGCCGCCGCTGAGACGGCTGGTGACAAGCAACTTGTTGCGCGCTTACAAGGCCAACAAAAGGCGCTCGACATTCAATACCGCTACGCGCAGGAGTTGGCCAAAGAGAAAGACATCAGAGCGCAAGAAGCCATTATTTATGAAGGCAACACGGCGTTGGTAGCCAATCAGCGCGAAGTCCAGCGCGAGCTAAATGAACTGCAGCAAGAAAGTGCCGTCAACCAGATTGCTGCACTTGAAAGGCAAGTCAATTTGCAGGCTGAACTAACCGATGGGCAAAGGCAGCACAAGGAGTTGGCCGATGGCGTTGCTGTCACTATCGGTCAAGGCATGACATCAGCGTTTGATGCACTGATTCAAGGCAGCGAAAGCTTTGGCGCTAGCTTGCGACGGATCGCATCAGGCGTGTTGGTTGATATTGCACAGCAATTGATTCAGATTTATATCATTAATAAAGCCATTAGTGCTATCGGCAACTTGTTTGGTCCTAAGGCTGGCGGGCTTTCATATTCAGGCGTTAGCGGCAGTGCGCTGAGCACATCAATGCTGTCGGGTAATTTTACGTCAACGCCTTTTAGCACCATTGGCCTTGGCTTCCGCGCCAAGGGCGGCAGCGTCATGGCAGGGCAGCCCTACCTTGTGGGCGAGCGTGGCCCTGAGCTGTTTATGCCAGGGCGTAGCGGCGGCATTGCACCGACCGGCAGTTTTGGTGGTGGCGTGAACGTGGTGGTCAATGTCGATGCAACTGGCAGTAAAGTGCAAGGCGACCAAGGGCAAGGCGGACAGCTTGGCCGTGCTGTTGCTGCTGCTGTGCAGGCAGAATTGATCAAACAGAAGCGCCCAGGAGGGATACTCGCCTAATGGCCACCTTTCCAGCGATCACGCCGTCTTATGGCGCGCAAAAGACCAGCCAACCCAAGGTGCAGAATGTGCAGTTTGGTGATGGCTATAGCCAGCGACTGCGGTATGGCTTGAACCAGGACCCGAAGCAATGGGACCTCACATGGCAGAACATTACCGAGGCCAATGCAGACACGATTGAGACATTCCTAGAATCGCGCGCTGGCGCAGAGGCATTCGACTGGACGCCGCCTGATTCGGCCACCGCCTATAAGTGGATATGTCAGCAGTGGAGCAAGACCATTCCATATCTGAACCGGGCGACAATCACCGCGACCTTTGTGCAGGTGTTTGAACCATGAGCGAGATGTTTCAGGAGCTGCTCAGCTCCAACCCCTACGCGATCATCGAGCTGTTCGAGCTGCACCTTGACGCTTCACTGCACGGCACGACTGAGATTGTTTACTTCCACTCTGGTGCCAATCAAGCTACACCAACAGGCAACATCATCTGGAAGGGCAAGCCATACCAGGCACTGCCGATCGAGGTCGAAGGTTTTGAGTACAACGGCACCGGTCAGCTCCCACGGCCGAAAGTGCGCGTTTCAAACCTTCTTGGCAATATCTCAGCGCTGCTGCTGAGCGTCAACGAGTTCACGATTGGCAACGACTTGACAGGCGCGAAGGTGATCAGGATCCGCACGCTGAGCAGGTTTCTTGACCCTGTCAATTTCACTGATGGCGTCAACCCTTATGGGGTACCGGCTGACGAGGAGATGCCACGTGAGATCTATTACATCGACCGCAAGTCAGTCGAGAACAGGGATGTTGTTGAGTTTGAGCTGGCGGCTGTGTTCGACCTTGCTGGTGTGCGTGCACCGAAGCGGCAGGTGATCGCAAACATTTGCCAATGGAAATATCGCAGTGCTGAGTGCGGCTACACAGGCAGCAACTACTTTGATGAGTATGACAACGCCTTAGGGGCCACGCCTGCAACCAATTTCAACTCAACCGCATTTGGCGCTCAGCTCAACGTCAACGAGACACTGAATGAAGGCGACGCAATCGTCTCGTCGAACGGCTGGTATCGGGCACTCATGCAGGCCGATGGTAACTTCGTGGTCTACAACAAGGCGAACGTGCCTGTCTGGCAAACCGGAACAAATCGCGGTGACGGCACTTGGCGGATCACAATGCAGGCCGATGGCAACCTTGTCATCTACAACGGCAGCAGCGCGATCTGGGCCAGCAACACAGTCGGCACCGCATCGCCAACGGGTTTGGCATTCCTTGGTTGGTATCCAACCGATGGTCAGACCGGCCGCTCTGGTGGCTTTGGTTGGGAGTGCGTCGGATCATCGCCTGCAAGTGCGGGACTGACTAACACGCAAACAGAAACGTTCACGGTCAGCGGTCGCACGATTACGGTTCAGTTCACCTTCACGTCTGCTGCGTTGCCTGTCGATCATTACACAGGTGAGTCGTTCGCTTGGAACATCATCAGCAGTCAGTCAATCAGCAGCTCAACAGGTAGCTATTACCAGGGCGAGGTGGTCAACCTGCCCAAGACCCTGAGCAGCGGCAACCCGTTCAGAAATAATCACCCAACTCTGGGCACCTTGACAGAGGCAGGTCCGCAGTATGAGATCACAGGCGTCAGCGGCAACAGCAACAACCGGCTAAGCATCACAACGACCGGTCAGCTCATTGTGTACACAGGCGCCAATACACCGCTTTGGTATTCCAGTTACGCCAGCGCTGTCGAACCTCTGGTGCAGACCGGCACCGTTGACCCGTTGCGTGATGTATGCGGCAAGCGGATCAGCTCATGCAGGAAACGCTTTGGTGAGTTCAACGACTTACCCTTTGGATCATTCCCAAGCGCTGGCACCTTCTACGGATGACACACTGGAAACACAACGCGCTGGAACATGCGCTCAAGGATGCACCACGCGAGGCGTGCGGGTTGGTCGTCGTCATCAAAGGCCGCGAGCAGTATTGGCCATGCAAGAACCTGGCACCCGCTAAGGACTTCTTCATCCTTGACCCTGACGATTACGCCGCTGCAGAGGATGCTGGCGAGGTGATCGCCGTGTTTCATAGCCACCCGCAGACACCTGCGCAGCCAAGCCAAGCCGACCGCATGGCCTGCGAAAAGTCTGGACTGGTCTGGCACATCTGCAACCCTGGCACTGAGATGTGGTGCAAGATCGAGCCAGAGGGTTACC